CATTTACCTCATTTAGCTGAAAGCAAAGGCGGCGCCTCTGCCTTTGGTTGTCCAGATAGCCGGGAGCTTGATACGCGCCTGACCTTTCGCACCCCGCAGGACAATTGCCGCCTGAACGTATTCCGCCTGCGTCGGGTGGGCGCTGTCCTGACGGACATATGACATGGCGGATTGCTCACCAACATATTTTGATGTCGTCAGGGGGGTGTTAATGCCGTTATACGTTGCCGACAGCAGTGCAGTCAGGCTTTTAGTTCTTCCGTCTTCGTAACCGTCATAGGCTTTTGCGGCGCCGTAGTAGTAATGGAACCGCGTATTCAGCGTCAGGTCTCCCTCGGTGATATTTTCCATCATCACCGAAATCGCCGTATTAATTTCAGCTTCTCGCTCAAGTGCGTAGTAAAGACCTTTATTCCGCAATTCAACCCATGTTGTTGTTGCATCGAAATTAATGATGATATGTCGCAGACCGTCCGCGTCTTCACCGCCATATACAATTGACGGGTTGCCATTGGTTGAGAAGGTGAATCCGGTTAACGGGTCTGTCAGGTCCTTAACGGAAACACCCTCTGTGCCGCCGAATCGGTAAAGCCCCTTGTTCATTGACTGGCGGTAGTTCACCAGGCAATCCGGGTAAGGCGAGTTTGGACAGTGGTATATCGCCTTCATATTCTCTACTGTGGGGTCGGTATAACCCATTAGCGCTACATGCGGCTCAGAAGCAGGTGATGGCCAGTATACCGGGCTGTTATCGAACGTGACTCTTGTCCCAAGACCGGGGAGTACCTGACCGGAATGCAGAATTTTTCGGCGTGGTGCCCAGACGCCCGGCGAAGTACCGGCGGCTTTAATCGGGGTGTTGCTGAAGGTGATGGCGTTAGCCTGATTGTACCAGGCAACCAGCTGGGCCACCTGAAATACCAGCATGCCGTCCCAGCCTTCGATATGGCCGCCTTGCGTATGAAAGTCGCACCCGCGCGCACCGTTATCAAAATAGAAGGCACTCCCGCCAGCGTAGTCAATGCTGACTTTATCAAGAGTGACGTTAATGCCCGGTGAGTTCCAGTAAACCTGATGCGACACGGAGTCCGCCAGGAGGGAGTTTTCCACGCGGATATTTTCCCCCGCATTCTGCTTTGCTGCCAGCAAGGATGACAGGTTGAAATAGTTCCCGGTTAACTTGATGTTCCGGTAGGTCAGAATATAGGTATCATTCCAGACACAATCCAGACCGTAGCGAAAAGCACGAATCTGAACGTCTTCCAGACATAAGTCACGCAGGTCGAGCACGTCGTCACCAGCACGGTCATTGCCGACACGAATACCTGCCGACTGGCTGACCGTGGCACCCGGGCCGACTAACTGAAATTGCCCCGATTTATTGGCGAACATTTTCACGCCTTGCATGTTTCGCCATACGGTCTGGGACGGCTTCACCCCTTCGATGGTGTTCGTAATGCGAATGGCAACATCATTAATCGGGTTAAATTTGCAGAAATAATTCCCGTCGCACTCAACGGGTGTATATGACGGCATCACGATGGAGGCATTCAGAATCGCGTTATAGGTTGATACGTTGGGGTCATCAAATGAAGTCAGCGCCGGGAGTTTAATTGTCGCCATCTTCATTGCAGAATCGTCGGCAAATACACGCGCCAGCTCTGCTGCCAGAGCGCGATTAAAAGCGGTACCCAGGTTATCGCCGTACGAACGCAATCCTACGATACGTAAATCAAGGGTATCGTTGAGCAATGCTTTAAAGCGCTGGCCCGCTGCATTGACTATTGTCCTGTAACCATCATCAACAGAAGCATGGTCATTGGCATCGTAAACATAAAATACGTTAACAAGCGCCGTGCCCAGCTCTATGTCCCAGAATTTTACTTTTACTTTCTGCCCGTGATGGTCCAGCGTGGTCGCTCTCAGCTCACTGATGCTGGAGTATTCGCCTATCAGTTTTTGGCCGTCGCCTGAACCCAGGTTTGAGCGAAGAGCCGCATCACCAATATTCGACCATTTCCCCGTTGGGTTTTCAGCCGACCACACTCCACCATCATTCTCTGGAGAATCTCCGGTAATGACGTGCTCAAGCTCTCCAAGGTATTTGTACCAGGAGCCATTGTAGTAAACGATTTGCTGGCGATTATCGACCGTGAGGCCAGTCGCCCAGTTTCCCAGCTCCTGCCAGCCAATGGCACCTACCGCCTGTTCGCCACGTCCCGTGATATACGTGATGAAGCGACTGAAGATCATCTCCATACCGTACCAGGTGCGGCGAAGTACAGCGAAACGATCCGGCAATGACTCTGATTCCCGGCCATTGACTAACTTATCCAGATTGGTTGCGTTCTTCAGCAATACCTGTGGTGATGTCGAGCCAAGCTTTTCGTTGTCGGCCATACATTGTGCTCCAAAAATGAAAAACCCGCCGAATGAGGCGGGTGAATGGGTGCTTTTTAAAAAGTTAAGCGACGTCGCCGGGGTATGTGGCGTCGTCGTAGGCGTAGAACGATTCAAGATATTCGTTGGCGGTCACCTGACAGGTGCCGTCAGACTGTGGGGCAATTTCTGCCACCAGCGCATCATAGACATGCCGCGTTGAGCCGCAGAACACCAGCCGGACCGGCTCGATGGTTGCAGACGATAAATTGATTTTCAGCAGGTCATCAAACTCACTCAGATGCGGGACCGAAAGTTGATAATCCCCTGCTCTGGTCGCCACCATAAGCCCGGAGGCCGAGCCATCCTGGTAACGGACCAGCGCGCGAGGGTTTTCAAAAGACCAGTTCAGCGGCTCCGTGACGGTGAAGGTCGTTACACCGCCAGCCGTTGTCATCTCCTCAACCAGACAAGAAATCGTATTATTCCCCGGTATATCGTCGGTCAGCACAATACGATCGCCAACGTTGTAGCAGAGGGCGTCCAGTTCGGTCGTTGTCTGAAACGTTACCCGCTGCTGCAGGTATTTCATCAGGCGCCGCATTCCGATTTGATAAGCGCGATCCTGACTCAATACCCCGTCGAGTTTGTAATCCTCGATTTTCACCGGTGTAGGGTTATCGGGAGTTCGACATTTAACGGTCTCTTCCGCCCAGGTGGTCCCGTTGACATAAGTCACATCAACCCCGTCGTATTCATCGTCAGATGGCGCAGTGAAACCACTCTGCAGCTCTTCGACCATCTCATGCGGGGTGATCACACCTGACCAGGGCTTAATCCCTTCCCTGTTAACTGTCGCCAGGCCATCACTCAACAGAAAACGGGACTTCCCGGCGTTGGCGATCTTTTGCAGCATTTCCAGTGCCGAGATACTGTCGCCAGTAGCGAAATCAAAACACTCGCTACGCGGCGTCCAGTACGCAGACTCCAGCTCATTAATGGTATCGACATCCATCTCCAGCCCCAGCGAATTCCCGACATGCAGCAGCGCGCCAGAAATGGTTCTGGCCGTTCCGGTTTCATAGGCGCGCGTCCCCACAACGTTTACGCGGCGGTCTGATTGCGCCGCCAGTTTACCGCCCGTCTCGACGGTCACCGCCATCAGCGACACACCGGGATAGGATGAAGGTCGCGTCAGCAGGCGCCCGCGCAGTGCCTGCCAGTACATCGAATCCCTGGCATTATTGGAGCCCTGCTCGTTGCGCCGTCGGCAGCGAACCTCTACAAGCCCCGGAGAACCGAGTGTGATCCGCTCAGTAAAGCCCAGACCGTTAACGTTTTTCAGCGCGTACTCGCCCTGTTTACTGACCCACCCTGAGCCGGAGCCGTAAATCCGGTACTGAATTTCCCACTCAACATGCCGGAGTCGTTTCTTGCCCTTGCTGTCAAAACCGCAGATGCCGTTCGGAAAGGAAAAATTCACTTCGAACATATCCACCACTTCATTTTCAGGGCATACCAGGAACGGCCCCAGCCAGCTCAGCGTGTCGTTAAGGCCAGTGGCCTCATAGTCGATCATCGCCCTGGCGGTGAATCCCGGCCATGACTCATCAACAGCACCGTTAACCAGACGCGCCACCGTCGCCGTCGTGCCGTCAGCTGACGCAATCCTGTACTCATTCCCGCGGTGAGCAAGTGAAAGCCGTTGCACGCCTTCAGGCATGCCCGAAAATGCGGTTCCCGTGGCGCCGTTATAGGCGAGCGTCACGTTTGCTGTTACCGCCGGACTGCCGCCGGTTGATGCCGTGCCGGCGGTGTAAACAGGGGCATCACCGAAGACGGAAGCTGGTAGTGTGGAGGATGTGATGTCACCACCAGAGAACGGGCTGGCCGCCTCAGTTATCACTACAGTCCCGCCATTATCCTGCGCGACCAGGCCGGAACCAGTCAGCCCTTCGGTGATAGCCGCCAGCAGTCCCGACATCGAGATATAGTTCGCCACCAGAGACACCGCGTAAGCGATCCCCTGCCACGTGATCGTGAACGTGCTGGAGCTGGTCGAAAAATCGTAGGTGGTAGGGGCTGCGCTGGCCTGTACTTTAGCAGCACTGCCACCAACGCCGGGGACAGCGGCCTGACCCGGTGTATATGACGCAATAAACAGATCGTAATCGACGCTATTGAAACTGAGCGTCACCGGCATACCGACTACCGGCGCGATCTCTGTCAGCAGTGGGCTGGCGATAACGCTGTACCCGGCCGCCGTTGATATCTGGTAGTTGGCGGGAGCCTTTATCTCAACAATCGCGCCTTCTACCCAGCTATCCGGCAGAGAATTGTCGTTCTCGTCGTCATCATCGCCGTCATCCGTGTCCAGCCCGGTAAACGTTACGTCTGCTCCGGCAACGGTCATGCTGTCTGCGATAATGTCGTCCGCATCCGGCGACGTCTGGGCCATGTCCAGCCCGGTACCGGATGAGGTCCCGCCCACCTCGGTAGAATTGAACCAGTTTTCACTGCGCTCATCGCCGGATACGTCCGCACCTGGGGGATAATGCGTGCTAATGAATCCCGGCAGCGTCGATGCCGGGGTGCTGCCAACCCGGATATCGCCATTGGTATAATCCAGAGCTCCGACACCAAGGCACAGCAGCATCTGTACGCGCATTTTAGTTGGATCGGCAGCATCGAACCGGGTAACGGGCTGCACAACATAATCCGGATAAATACGCACGCGCCCAAAAACTTCACGAATCGCATCACCCAGTTTCGCGCTGTTTGCTTTCGCGGGGTTCAGGTCGAGGCTTCGCCCTGTGGATGACGTGTAGCCACCTGCATCAATATTACCCATCATGAACAGTGAGTAGGCCGCCGTTGCCACGGCGATACCTACCCCTATCCACGCGATCGTTGCTACTTCAAGCCCGAAAGGAACCGGGTACATGCGGACATCACTTTCCGGCTTGATGATGCGAAACACCCATTCGCCAGGTGGTACCGGCTGGCCCTCCAGCTCAATGGCCAGCGGTGGAACATCCCGATCCTCATAGTCTTCGAGATTGGCAACCAGCCAGCTGCGAATGCTGGTAACGCCATGCTGATGCGTTTCGAGTGGTTCACCGGGCAGCCGCGACGGGTAAAAACGAATGGTCATTGCCAGAACTCCACTTTGACAAATCGCCGCTTAAATCGCGGCAAAGGCAGAAAGGTGACGTTCGTTCCCGGATTACATTCCGCCACGTGCAGCAGGCCACCGATATTGACGACGATACCGACATGGGTGACGGTTGAACCGGAATAACAGGCCACCCCGGCGCCTTCACAAGGTTCGCAGAGTTCCAGTGAAAGCATCATCCGGCGCGCTTCGCGGTCGAGCCCGCCGTCGTCTTTGGTTACCCCGGCGAACTCAGGCCAGAGAGGCAGTCCAAGGTCCGCCCGGATTTCGTTCACAATGCCGAAACAGTCGAGCTGCGGATACACTCTGCCGCCCTTCAGCCAGGTGACTGAAAGGTATTTATCAGGGTTAAACATTGGGATTCCTTAGCTGATGTAACGCAGACCGGGGAATAAAGGGAGCGTATAACGGTATCGCGGCCAGGCTGTATCGAGGACATTCATATAGCCCGCGGTGATCTGCACCTCTGTCGCTGTCCAGTAGCCAGATTTGACCTGCAGCGTATACGGTACCGCTGCAGGCGCCGCTAAATCGGTGGAGATATAACTCCGGTAAGTCAGCGACGCCGAAAGGCGGTTCGCCAGCGCCTTGCGGATCGCCGTGGACACAACGCCGTCGATATTGCACAGAGCGAATTTCAGGTCCTGCGTTCCGTCCTCGTTACGCGCCGGCAGCGCAATATCCATCGCGCAGGCGGTAAACGTTACGGTCTCGCCGTTCTCCGTCGTCGCGGTAATATCCTCGTAGCCCTTACACAGATAGTGAACATCTGAACCGATGGTTATCTGCAGCGTTTCAATGATCACCTCCGGCCCGCTACTGGCGTAAAGGCGGTTAATCTGCGTCATGCTTTGGCCACTCCTTATTCAGCGCGATATCCAGCAGCGAGCTGCCGACTATCCATTCCGGATAATTCCCCCACGGTGCCGGAATAAGCGGACGCTCCCATAACTCAAGAGTCGCTGAATATTTCCAGTAAATTGGCGCAACAAGCTCCGGCCCCTGATAAATATCTGTAAACCGGCATTTATAAAACTTAATGCCCGCCGGCGTCTGCAGCTTCATCAGGAACCAGGCCGCACCATCAGATAATGCATCGCGGAACCAGGATTCAAACGCCAGTCCCTGAGCATCGCTTTCCATGAACCAGGAGATGCTGGCCTGCGTCGGCGTTGACGTATAAGCTCGCCTTTGCCGCGCTCGCCCGGTGGTTAGCTGAGTTCGTTTTAACGGGCTGACAGGCTGGAATCCGTACCCTTCCTGTAATGGCATCGGGAGGCTGTCATGGGGATAATAGATATCAGCCATCAACTCATCCCCCTGCCAGGATATTTACTCCGCATCGCGTTACCCACCTTCCCGTCCCCCTTCAGCACTTGCGCTGCAACCTGATTAAGCGCATCTGTTGTCGCCCGCTTCTGCGTTTGTGCCATGGAAATAGCCATCTGGTCAGGGGTTACACCCGCAGGTGAATGGAAATGCTGTTCTATCGGTGCGTGAATAGTGGTTTTCCTGCTGTTATCACTATTCACGTTCTGCACCCCGGTCCCAAAACCCGGTTTGCTGAGCGTGGCATCGAGCGGTTTACCATTCCGAAGAGCCTCAAGCTGAGACACCCCGATCCGGTTCGTTGATGCCTGGTCAAAGACGTACTCCCCTTTATGAACGATACCTGCGGGCTGATACTTACCGCCGGGGCCGGTATAGCCGCCAGAGGCAAAGCCAGTATCAGCAACCGCTTTTATGTTTGAGACGATATTGGCGGTTTCCATAGCAACCGTTGCCATAGCCATCAAATTTGACGGGAAGGGCAGACTTGCGGCCTGGGCGATACCCGCATTGATTGCCACCATAGACTGTGCGATCGCATAGGCTTTACTGGCTGCGAACGCTGCTTTGTAGATGCCGGATTGCTGACCAAAACCATCAGCCAGAATACTTAATCCACTGTCCATCATGCTTTGCGTAGTGCTGGTAATGATGGCGTTTTTTTGAGCCTCTATAACCGCAGCAGCGTTAGCAGCATCGGCGCGAGTTTTTTGCATTCTCGCTTCGCCCTCAGCTGTGATAACACCGGCTTTTGCGTAAGCCTCTTCCTGCCGGGAAAGCCAAGCATCCAGATCTTTTTGTGCCTGATCGAGTTGGCTATATTGCTGCTGCATTCCTCCGAATGTTCCTGACAGTTGGCCGCCAGTTGGCGTGGTATTACCCACAACATTACGAACCGTCGAGGGCAGTTGCATATCGGTATTTTGATAAATATCTGCCCGCGTTTTTTCATATTCGCCAGGTTTCAGTTGCCCAGTTGCTTTTGCCTTTTCCAGAAGTTCAAGACGAGTTTTAAGAAGATCATTGGTCTGCTCATCCTTAAACCTGACCTGTTCCTGCATTTTCCGGTAGTCGTCTAAAGTCTTCACCGAGTTTTGCAGCGCTTCCTGATTTTTGTAAGCCTGAAGGATTTCCTGTGAACGCGCCAGAATAGACTTCTGATCAGCGGTTAGCTGCGTTTTAGACTTGAGGTCAGCAATTTGCTGTTCGAACTTAACCCGCGCCTGTGTCGCGCTGTTAAGCTTGTCACTGGCATCCAGCTGGGACTGCATGACGGTAGTCTGCTGGTTTATCTGATCAAGCAGCCGGGTTGCTGCGTCCTCTGTATAGGCTTTTTCTTTGTTGGTCTTGGGCTGCCCAGCTTTTTTGGCCTGCTCAAGTTCCTTTTCCCTTACAGCAATTAGCGCATTGGCTTGATCGATTGCTTCCTTATTTCCTGAGAAAGCAATTTTTCTGGACTGCGCTCTTGCCTCGCGTAACCGAGCTTCTGCACCGGCAACCCTGTCTGCCGCCAGATACTCCTTATTAATCCAGTCAACGGAATTTTTTACCGCCTTATTACCTTCAATGGTAAGTGTGTTCATCGTGGTTTGCAGATCTAATGCCTGGCCGATAAACCTCATCGTAGGGTCAATTGCGCCACCAAGCGCTACGTTTTGCCTACCCTTATCCGCTGCTGTGTAATAATTTTTGATCTCAATAGCTGCAGCTGTCCACGAATCACCTATTTTCAGGATCTCCCGTCGATGCTGATCAATATCAGCATTCAAGGCGGTGAAATTAGCAGAATCCTTGTATTGAGCTACCTTTGTCCTTGCCTCGTCATAACTAAAACCAACGTCGATAAGCTTATTTATTGCTTCGCTCGCACCGTCATTAGTCGTTATAAACATACTACCGACTTCATCAATCGCCTGACCGGTCTTGTCAGATATGGCAACCATATTAAGCGCCAGCCGTTCTGCAGCATCTCCGTTAGCGCCAAGAGACGTTGTGGCTATTTTTGTCGCAGCATCAATTTCCTGTCGGTTCTGATAGACAGCATACGTTAGCAACCCAACTGAAGCTGCTGCCACGCTATAGGGATTAACCAGACCCATGACATATGTGCCAACGCCCTTGATCGCGGGCCCAATGCCGCCGAACATATCTTTGAGCTGACCGCCCTGCTGCATGAGAACCATAAACGGTGACTGCCCGGTAGAAAGACCGACAACGATATCGGTCATCTGAGCAGGGATCATGCGCATAGCGTTGGCAGTCTGAGCTGCAGATTGGCTTGTTTTACCCAATTGCGCCTGGGTTTTCTCCAGGGCATGGCGGGATTCTGCAAGTTTGCTGTTGAGGCGATCGTAAGCCAGGGGCGACAGCATCCCGGATGTTTTAGCTGTATCCAGCTGGCGCTGCTGCTCGTTAAGGCGACGGAATGCTTCACCTACGGGATCTATTTGGGCCTCAAGACGACGCAGTGCATTTACCTGCTCATCATGTGCTTTTACAGCCTCGCGCTCGGCTTGTGCTTCGCCGGTTACTTCCCGACGAGTCTCCTGCAGTTTTTTGCTGTATGCATCATATTGGGAAGTATTAATTGCGCCCGATTTAAAGGCAGTATTCAGTTCACTTTGTTGTTGTTCAAGATTGCGAAGAGCAGCTGCCAGAGGGTCGATTTTATCGAGCATTCTCTGGAATGCATCAGCCTGCGCCTCCTGCTGCACAGCAGCCAGTTTGCTGGCCTTCTCTGCTTCTCGTTGAGCTTGGGCAACACCACTTAGTTCCTCAGTGGTGTCATTCAGCATCTTAGACAGCGAACGAAACTCTTCCTCGTCAATTAGACCCTTATCGAAGTATTTTTTTAGCTCACTATAGCGGCGACCGACTGTATCAATTGCAGCACCAACCGGATCAATGGCTGCTCGTAATTTATTGAGAGCATCTTTTTCTTCGTCAGTCGCTTTTGTCACTTTGAATATGCTGGTTACAGCCTTATCACCAGACTGAGTCATCTTATCAAGCGCAACAGTAAGGCTGTCAGCCTGCTTCTCTGCCCCGGAGCTGTCCAGGCGTATCGCTAGCCGTGATTCTTGTTCTGCCATTTACCTTATCTCCGGGCAATAAAAAACCCGCCGATAAAGCGGGTTAGGAAATACTTAAAAAATGATAATCAGTGAAGGCTACCTTCACTCCTCGATTGAGTTACTGCAATTTAACGCCTCCCATAACAAACCGTTTGTCATCTTTGTTATAGGCTTCAAAATTTAAGGATTTCCCTTCATTGGATCTAACGATATTTACTTCACCATTGTCGCCACCAACGCCTTTCATTGTGAAGGTAGTTGTCTCCTGACCAGCAAAGGTGTTACTGCTGATATCGCTTTGATAGTAAGCCTTGCCGTCAATAATCATATCTACCATCCCGCTGTTATGCAGGTACAGCTTGGTATGATGCCACTTTCCCGTCCCGGTTAAATCGCCAGTGAGGAATTCACAGTTAAAGGAAACATCGCCTTTTTTACATTCCGACGTTATTTCCTCTTTCCCCGTAGCTATCATCTCAGCAATAGAAGATGGGGCTTTAGGGGGGAGTAGTTTTGATATTTGAAACTTGTCATCACAGCCCAACAATGCCATTAAACCAAGCCCGACCACCAAAGCCCTTTTCACATCCCTATCCTCATCATTAACATTTGCTCACAGATTAGCACAGGAAAAGATGGGGAAAATGATATGACTACTTCACTTTTGCCTGTCTTTTCTGCTCTTCAACCCACTCAGCCCTCCAGGCATCATCGAGGGCCAGTATTGCTGAGTCAAACTCAATGCGGTCGATCAGGATGGTGCGCGATGCCAGGTAAAGCTCGATATCATTCAGAGATAGAGGGAGCGGCACGCCAGCCATTCCTGCATACTGCCTGCCGCGAGAAATCATCGCGTAAGCGTTGAGTATCTCCCCAGTGACCGCATCGATTTCAGGCTCTGGAATGGGCGGGAGATTTAGCTTCTCCCTGCGCCACTTTGCTTTCTCGCCCTGCTCGCCGGCGAAATCCTTTAGCCACTTTTGGGCCTCTATGGCTTTTTTACGGTTTCCTGAGTCTGCTGCTCCTTACCCTGAGCAATGTTTGCCGCCTCAGACAGTATCAGCCAGTATAGCGCCGGGTGCTGTTTCAGCATGGCGGCCCCAAGTTCTGGGGTGTAGTCGAGAGCAACCTCTATACCGTCGACTAACTGACCTACTCCCTCCCAGCCTTTCAGCAGGAACCGAGCGGCGTTATCGATCAGCAGATCATCAACAGAGTCGATATCGTCCACGCTGGCGAGATTAAAATCCGTTGTCCCCACCTTATAACCTGCGTCCATCTTATCGATGTGGCGGCGCACCAGCGCGTTACGAGAGCGATATTGCGTATTCTCGCTGCTGGCCACCAGCAGGCGAAGTTTGAACAGCGATTCTTCTTCCGGCGAGAATTCCTTTTTGCTGCCTTCTGGCTTTTTGTAGGGATAAAACCAGCGCTCGCCATTTAAATCAATTTTCGGGGTAACAATCAGCATAAAAACTCCATAAAAAAACCCTCCAAAGAGGGCTAATGTTAATCACCACCGCCAGTAGTGGCAGGAACGCGGGTAATAGTTGGCGGAGTATTGGCCGCGGTGATATCCAGCTGAACCTGAACAATGTCAGTGCTCCCCGCATCCGGCCAGTCGCCGGAGATCTGCACTTCCGGGAAATCGAACGTATAGGCGCCTTCAGCATTCTCCAGCGTGAAGCTAAACGGCACCGTTTCGCCGGTGAACGTTTTTTTGTAAACCTCCCAGGCAGCCTTTGACCATGACAGCGTGATTTGACCTGACGGGGTAAAGGTTGTCGGAATATTTGCGCCGGCGAATGCAGAACCGGTACCGATGCAGCGCTGGGTCTGCATATTGTTGTTGAACTGAATGTTAAAGGTGTCGACGCAGAAGCCTGTCCCGCCATCAACACCATTCAGCCGGATGTTCGTGACCTCTTTGAAGGAGTAACGCAGCGCCCCCGCCAAATCCACCGGTGCGGTGAAATAGCTTGTGTCGTCCCCTTTCGTCTCCCAGTCCAGCCCTGCAAACGTAATGGTTGCAGTGATATCACCATCGGCCGGGATTTCCATCTGGAAGGTGCCAACCTGGCAACCGCGGGCAATCTGGGCGATCCCCACATCACTGGCAAAGGTCGCCACGGAGAACGTAATACGACCGTTACCCATCGTCAGCACGTTATTTACCCATTCGGCACCGAAACAGCTGGCAAGAAAATCATCATGCTGGTTCCAGCGAAACCGCGTGCCGACATCGCCGCCGACATCCACAGTGCCGCGTGAAACACCCTGCGCCATGCGGTCACCAGCGATTTCGTCATTATCGTTGGTGTTCTGCGTTGGTTTCAGACCAAATGAAGAACGCCGCAGCAGGTTCCACGCCCCTGCTGTTGGTGTGATACCTGGCGTTGTCTCACGAATAAACGCGGCTACTACTTTTGCACCTGAGCTCACAGGAGCCTCCTGTTTTTTGTGCGCTACAGAGCGCGATAGGGAATTTGAAGATTGAGCTGTAACCAGCCATCGGTCTCGCCTGCCGGCACAGCAGAAACGGCGAAATAACTCAGCTTTCCGTCGTCCTTGAACTCAAATAGCTCCGTTAGCTGATCGGCGGTCCGGGAGATAAGCAACGTCCCGGAACCGACCGGAACAAACAGCTGAATTATGAGTAAACCTGTCCTGTGCACGACCGGCCCGTCCCCGATCTCGGTTGCGCCAGCCTGTCCTGCAATGTTGGTGAGGCGGGCCCAGATATCGCGGCCGCCGGGGTCAAATACCGGACCATTGGGATAATCCACCGCATCAGAGGCAATAGCGGTCTGTGCCGCCATTCGGGAAATAGCAGCGTTTCTGATTTCTGTGAGAGTCATTTGTAGGCCTGAATCACACCATTGAACGAGACGGCATAGACGCCTGTCGGCGCCTGCGTTGAGTGGCCATTCTCCAGAGGCACGGAGTAAGGCAGGTTCGACTGGATGTAAATCACCGAGTAGGCTGGCGCCTGGTCAATGATATTTTTGCCATTAAGAAACGTCATTGTCCCACGCGGATCCGGTTCGGTCGGGACCGAGTGATCGGGTTCGCCGATGCTGACAAAATGCGATGCCCTGAAGGTTCCTGCGCGATACTCAGCCGGCCGCCTGATATCCATGCTGTCATTAACACTGACTTTCTTCCTGAGCCTTCCAGTTTTGGTCAGGTTAGCAGGATCGGTATAAAGAGATTCGTTCCATTCCCAAACAGCTTTGTTGTATTGAACCGCGGTCGCGTTGATGGCCCATAACTCCGGGTTTCCTACCGGCGACCTTTGAACAATTTCATTCAGTAGTTGAATGGCGATTGTCCGCTGGCGTAGTTTGACATCTTCGGCCACCAGCCCGGCGAATGCCGCCGGGTCAATGTTCCAGCCCTTAGCCATATCACGCCCTCCGCAGTTGAATGGAGTACGCAGCGCCAGCAGAGTCGGCAGAAGCGGTGATGACCTCGTAGCGCTGAAGCTCACCCGTAATCGGATCCGGTGCGGTGATGATATGCCCGACGGCCGGCTTATCAGTCACCTCGTTAACCAGGGCGGTTAGCTTCACATCACCATGCAGAATGTTAGCGCCATCGATACGGCTCAGTTTATAGCGCGCCAACACTCCACGCCCCGAGTAAGTCACCTGCGTTTCAGTGCCGGTTTCCGTCACCGGGTCCCAGGCACCTCGAACGGTGTAGCTTCCGGCGAACTCGTTAACCGCATCCTGCAGGTCGGTATCGAATGCTGCGGCAACTTCAGTTTGTAACTCGTCACGAATACCCATATCACCCCCTCACCAGCCGCACCTGGGACTGACTAGCGCCATAGGGCTTAAGCATGGCCAGCGCCAGCTGCAGGTCAGAATCAAGCAATGCAGAGCTGTTGGTAGCGAGTTCTGCGAAGGTCTTTGAAACAGAAACGTCGTGAGCGTCAACCGTCTTACTCAGCAATACCCCCGAATCAGTTTTCTGCTGATACAGCCCGCCATTTGCCGCCGACAGCGCCGCATAGGCGCCAGCCTGTTTCACATCGTCAGGAATAATGGTTTCGTGAGTTGCCTTATTGCACGGCAGTTTCAGGTTAAGTCCATTCATCCAGATATTGGCCATCAGCACAGATTTGGCTTTTTTGCTTTCATCTGTCCAGGTGGTACCGAGAATCGAATTGACGTCTTCAACGGTGGTGAAAGTGATCATACATCACTCCATTTCTTTCCAGCCGTGCGCCTTCCAGTTCTCCACTTCATCAGGGTGAACGTTGGCGGTATTGGGCGCACCCGGGAATGCCGGGAAATCGGTAACCATCGCCACCAGCAGCGATGTGGTCGATACGGGTACGTTGTTATCCGCCTGCGTAGAAGCTGTTTGCTCAGCAGCTCGTTGAGCGCGCTGCTCTTTTGTTAATCCGGCCATTAGCCCTCCACTAAAAAAAGGGGCCGAAGCCCCTGTTTATCAGCCCAGCAACAACGCTGAGTGTGCGGACTTAACTGCCGCTACACCCCAGGATAAACCGACTTCGTAACGCACCTGGCGATACTGACGGTACAGTGCTACCTGATAAGTGATGCCAGATACCGGGTCAGTAACGTTCATCACATCATCCGCGGTATCGCCGCCCTGCGGCATTGCCGGGGTTCGGGATGCAAGCAGGAATGCATTGCGATCAAACGCCATGTTTGCGGTGTAGGCGCCACCAGCGGTAATAGCGGTGTTGTCGGCCAGTTCCTGACGTAAGCCAGGAGCAGCCAAGGTGATTGCTGTGGCCGTCGCAGCAGCAATAAGGTATTTATTACTGTCCCCGTCAAACGTCACGATGTCTCCCGCTGCAAAAGCACCTGTGCCGGTATCAATCGAAATCAGAATATCGCCTTCAGCTTTTGCTCCATTCACCAGGTATCCGGCAGCCGGAGATGCAGCGCGTTTCTTAACATGCGCGGATTCGTGGATGTTGAATCCTTCCAGTCGCCCCACGATACCTTCACGCAGAAGCGCATCAGTACCGGACTCGTTTACTTTGAACAGAACAGACTGTTTACCGCGGAGGTTAGCGATAGCCGAAGAACCGAGAACCATCTGCAGATCAGTTGTCGGCGAACCGTTGTCAGAGAGAACCTGGCGCGCATTCGCCGCATCCGACAAATCACCTGCAATACCGAAAGGAGCGGTGCCGGCCGTACCAACAGCACGAGAGGATGCAAAATACAGAGCCGCGAGATCTGCATCCATCTCATTAGCCAGCGCGCGAAAAGCCTGCTTAAACTGATCAGCAAGGATGGTGTTGTATGTCCCTGCGGGCCCCAGCGCCAGTTGTTCCTCACCGTTCCATTTGACCGGGGCCATTTTGGATTTGGTGATTTTGACATCAACAGTGCCGATCGTCTGGTCGCCGTCATTCGGCGCCGTGGCTCCCGGCGTAATATCGACAGTAGTTGCCGGTGGCGCGACCGGCGCAGTAACAGTCTGGTCCTTCGCGGCCGCATCAGCCTTAGCATTGCGCGATACAGCCGGGATAAAACCGACCTGTTCGCGAGATACGGTATCCAGAGCCGTGAAGATAGTCGGGATCAACCCGGTAAGCGTATTAGCCATGTGTATGGATTCCTTGGAGATTAAAATATAGGGTTGGTTGAGCTATCCAGCTCTGGCACCAGCAGCCATCCGACGGCTGGCAAAGAATTAATCGACGATGGTGATACCGTCTTTGAGAGTTGATTGCTGATCTGTCGGGCTCAGACTGGTAAACGCATCGCGTTTCATCGTTTTCTGCCCGAGTGAATGCTGAGACTGGCGAGAGCCTCCTCCTTGATTGCCGCTGGCCTTAAGGATGTGGTCTTTCTGTGGGTACTGCTCCACCAGGAACTCCAGCGCCTCATCAAAGGCTGCCAGCTCGCCCGGTTTAGAGCGTGAATAAATTTTGTTGCCGGAGCCATCATAGGCAACGACTTTGCCGTCCTCGACTTTGAAGGACTGACCAAAGCGCGCTTGCAGCATATCGGCCGGGATTGCCACTTTATCCGCGATGAATTTTGAGCCAGAGAACCGGCCGCCGATCATTTCCTGATAGAGCTGACCTTCGAGCGTTGTCGCCCGTTGGGTGGCCTCTTCAAGCTGAGTCTGGAATGATTTGGTGATATCCGCTTTCACCTGGTCAACGGCACCCGCGTCGATCAGCTTTTTCTGGTCGATTTTGGTCATCATCTCCAGCGCTTCGAGCGCTTTCGCCGGATCGCCAATTTTGGCGAATTTGGCCAGGCTGGCTTCAGCAGCTTCTTTGGCTTCACGATGAGATTTTGCCTCACCATTCAGTGAGGAAATTTTTCCTACTGCCTGCACGGCATCAAAGCCGATCTCCTGTCCGTCATCGTGGACGTACACGGGCAGACCGTTCGCATCAACTTCCGCATAGTGTTTGCCATTTACTTCAACTGTCTTCAGTTTCATGTTGGTACCTTTTCGGGGTCATCCGACCGTTGCACCGCTCACCATCCGGTATTGCGGCAATAAAAAAGGCCGCCCGGAGGCAGCCTTTGAATGAATTTTCATGTTTAAAGTCCGGCGTCACTGAATGCCTGGTCGTCACGTTCCCGCAATTGCTCCAGCGTCAGCCATTCGCCCCTGTCGTTGTAGAACTCATCAGGAGACATGCCTCCATCACGAATCAGCCGGGCCCGGGTTACGCCAACGATCTGGGACTGTCGTGTGAACGACTGGCGCGAGAACCAACCCTGATAATCGGTATCCGAAGGCACCTGCCCGTCCATGCTGGCGCGCGAGCTATCTGATATTTGCCCTACAGCAATACCCAGCTCATCAGACGATTTCAGGATGTAGGTTTCGACGCTGCGACAGCAGAAATGGATTTTCCCGGGTCCCTGCAGATACGGTACCTTATGGCCGATCGGCTTGTTATCCAGTGTGTACTTGAGGCGGTCACGAATCCGACAGTCTTTTGATGTCCGGTTATCCAAAGTGGATAACCACTGTTTACCCTTCAAAATGTCATCGTTCGCATCTGCGAAGCTTTTCCTGGCCGTCGAAGCAAGATGGCCCACAGCCGTTTTTGCAATACTGCCGGCATTGGTGCGGCTCATCTGCAGCGCGCCATCCTGATAACCACGGTTAGCATGACCCCGGACCTTTCTGGCGATTTGCTCATGCGTATCGCCCAGGAGAAAACCCTGCCGCACTGTATTGGAAATTCTTGCCATCCTGTCAGCTTCAAGGTTATCTGCCCACTCCGAAAGCAGGCGCCCCTGAAACGGCTGTGCCATCGCAGTTGCGTAAACGGCATCCGGTGAAATGCCCACCAGTGGATGAAGCGATAGAACATCATCAGGAATCGCAAACTGGAACAGGCTCAGCTGAAAGGCTGCTTCGTGCTGAGCGAGTTGCTGCAGCTCATCAGATAGTCCCGCGTACATTGACTGAACAGCCTCGCGATTGAGAGCTCTGACACTAACGAGCAGCGCTTCCAGTCGCGACACGGTAAAGCTATCGGCATCCAGGCTATCCATCGCCACCAGCAACCTGGCCGTCAGTTCCGCATCGCTGTCATTCAGGATTTTTATCATCCTGTTTGCAACGCTGGTGCTGTACCGCGCTATCCATATCGCATGCGCTATCGATTCATCCTGAAGCTTGTCATTCGCCGTTGCCATTTGCACCACCCGGGTTACTCAGTCCGCCGGCCAGCGTGACCTGCTGATTTCGCAGCTCGTCGATTACCTCTTCGGGCTTCGCATCCGGATCGATAAATTTGAGAGCCTGCAATACGCGAACAGCATCGACCTGACGTATATCACCACCCTGACGGAGCGACTGCACAGCTGTTGCAGCTGCGGAATCAAACGTCTGGGCTGAAACATCCAGCTCGGTGCGTACGTCGACATTGCCGCCTTCTTTCTCGCCCAGCCATTCCGCCATGATCTGCAGAATGTTATCGAGGGCGTCCTCAAGAGAGCTTGCCATCGTATACAGAGGGGAGTTTTCCTGCATGCGCTCTTCATTGGTCTGATCAACGGATTTGGTAGAGGTATTCTCGGCACGTAAGAGTTTTGCCCCGGCCTGCCGCATCTGATCTTCCAGTTTTTCCAACGACGTTTCACCAGCTTCAATCGCTGCCCCGGTATGCTCGACATATTCCAGTCCCTGGCGCTGACGGTCATCGAAACGAGTCGCAGAGGAAGAACCTATCGTCAACGTTTCGCCATCAGCCAGACCGTAAGCCACCAGCAACGGCACGCGAGCGACATGAAGGATGTTGTCCTGTTCACTCTGACTCTGCCAGTGCTTGATATTCAGTAAGGCGAGATTAAGCAGTGGCGGTGATCCACGCATGAAACCAGTGCGTTTCGTGTAGAGCGTTACCAGCGTAATATCGTTACGGCTGGTTGCCCATTCTTCGTGAAGCGTCCATTGCGCTACTCCATTATCACCTGCTTTGCGGCGGTATATTTCAACCTTGCCGGGCATGATATGCCGAATTTGTTCAACCTTCGTCTGCCCGTAGTCATCTCCATCAACAATGATTGATTCACGAATACGCAAATCTGTGAGGATGACCTTTCCCCCTTCAACTTTCGACTTCCAGCCTATGACCTGTCGAGGGTTCAGCATCGTAACGTATGGCCTGCTCCCGGCTGCTATTTCATCAGCTTTTGTTCTTACGGACTGAGTATCCACTCGTGGATAGTCCACCAGCGCATGAACCAGACCATACTGAAATCCGATGCTAAAGAATTGCTGCGCCCAGACATCAAGGCGGTTTCCTTCCATATCGATGTCGGTAGAAAGCTTTCGGATAATTTCCGGCGCGCTTTCGCTCAATACCGTTGGCTCAGCAAATACGCGTCCAATGTTCTGTTTAATCGCTTCTTCATAGGCAGGCAGCAAGGTTGCAGCTGCTAATCGTTCTTTGTAGCTGTCAGGGTCTTCGTTCGGCCATTTAGGGAGATACTTCTTGCCCTGTCGGCGCATTTCAAGCGTACCGCCCATCAGCGCATCGTTGATATCCCAGGCCTCAACCATGTCGTTATAGTCGAGGTTGGGTGTTGAAATATCAGGCATGGTTTTACATCCGCAGTTTGGTGACTTTCCCGGTTGGTTTGATGATTGGGAACTGTTTCACGATGAAGTAGCCGCCAGCGTCGTTAGGGTGGTCATTATCGGCTTTTTTGTCAGGCTCACCGTTTTCACCCCATATCTGCTGCTCGAGCGATTCCGTGTAGACCGGACAGCGCTTTACATTCACTTTGTAGCGACGCTCACCATTGCCATTGCAGAACATGGCGTTCATGGAATTAATACGATCTTTTACTGGTGGGTTTGAATCGTTCACAATCACATTGAAGCCAGCCTGTTTGAGCTGGGCGATATCCGTAGTACTGGCATGAGCTGATTTCCGAGAATCACCTGAGGCGTCCGGGTAAATATAGATTTCCCGCACCTTCCGGTAGTCATGGCCGTCATACAGCCAGAACCGCTCTTTAATGATGCGAATAATGTCCGGTGTGTCGTAAGCCTTAATGATTTCCGTAACTGCACAGGGAAGCCCAAGGCGCAGCACATGAACAATTCCGGCCATTTTTCCGACGTTAAAGTCCATACCGATGTACAGAGGTTCGCCGGGCTGCTCTTCCTCCTGGCAGTTATTCAGCTTACGGTCAAATTGATGGTAAATAGTCCCGCTGGTCAGGTTGGTAAACTGCCCGCGCAGATAAGCCTTAATCAGCTCCGGCGGATAAGACTCCATCAGGGATGGAATGTAGTCTGCCGGCAGGTTCTTTTCGTTGTCGAAGGTTGAGGCCTGAACCAGCCCGTATAGCGTTGAGAGCGAAGGTTTATCGCGTACAGCCTTTGCGAACTGTTGATAAACAAACTTAAACCCTTCTGGCGTCGTGGTGACGTCTATTCCATTACGCAAACCGGGCACGTTGTAACGCATACGCGCAATGATTTTCCGCCAGGCTAACTGCGCCTTTTTGGCGGGCATCACGTCGAGCTCATCTATCAGGGCATTACCAATTTTGAAACCAACGATGGTATGTGGCTTTTCCATCGAGCGGCATATCGTCGTCCCACGGAACTGCTTCCCGGCGTAGAAATGGACCTCTTTGTTTCCCTCATTGATTTTGACATTCAGCCCCCAGTCATAGGCCACCTCTTCAACCGTGGGATAAAAGATGTCGCGGATCTGCGGATACGTTGGTGCAAAGTAGCCCTGGTTGATTTTAGGGTGTTCCCACATCCCCTTGCAGATACCGCCACAACCAACCCATGTCTTGCCAGAACCAAACCCGGCCACGTAAGCCTTAAACTTGTACTGCATCGCAAGGAATTTGGCCTGAGGGATGTTAAGCGTCGGAGCTATCGCCATCCTCTTCCCTCACTCGCGCATCGACTACGTTGATATTGATTGCAACTGGCGTTGGTTCGTCATCCTCCGGGTCAGCGGCCAGTTCTTTGCGGAGTTTCTCGATCTCCAGCTGCCGGCGCTCAATTTCTATCTGCTGCAGACGCTGGGCGAACTCGCTATCGGCCAGGCCAAGGCGCTTCATCACCGCCTCGTACATTCGCTCGCGGCTGATAGCCGTTATCTCTACGCCGTTCTTCCCGAGCTTGACGCCGGAATAGGCAAGTGCAGCATCAGGCGCCAGCTTGCGCGTATCCGCGAAGAACGGCTGACCGATGCCATCACCATTGCAGCGGGGGCATTCAGGGTTAGGTGAGCTGGTATGGTCGTATCCGTAACCGCCAACATCGAGAGGCTCACGACGTTTACGCTCAAGCGCTTCGAGTCGCTTCTCTTCGTACTCCACAGCATCACGCCATTGATACTGGTGACCGAAGCCCCAGCAATAGCGGCAGCTCCCGCGGCGATACTGTGATAGCTGGTTGGCATCGAAGGTGGCCAGGCGCCACATCTGTTCAAGCACTTCGTCAGCGCTGCCCAGTGTGCGCACAATGGATGCTTTCTGCTGCTGCGCAATGGCCTGCGCAACTGAAGTTTTCTGAAGCAGCTGATAACCAATTTGTTCAGCAGTCTTCTTGCTGTACCCGGCACGAATGGCGGCCTGCGTGGCATTGTTATCCTTCAGGTATTCCACTACAAATGAACGCTGCTGGGCAGTAAGGCCATGATCGTCCACCAGCTCTTCTGCGCATTTTCCCTTTTGCGCAGCGCGCAATTTTTTCTGCGCAGGTTTTTGCGCAGTTTGCGCAGAAGGTTTTTTGATGTATCGACGGGCGGTAGCGTAATTCAGTCCCTGCGCTTCACACCAATCCTTCGGTGATACGCCGGTTGCGGCATGTTCGGACAGGAACCGTTGCTGAAGCTCGCCCCAGTCCGGCTTTGCCATGGATTATTCCTATTTGACGTGAGTGAGAAAAAGGAATTACTGATTCTCCATAAAATATTCACTTTTATGTTTTGGAATTAAGGCTCTTTAGTTCAGGAGTTATTATGAAAAGAATTATGCTTGCTGTTTTTGTGCTCTGTGGTGCGTTGTCTCTTTCAGGATGTATTTTTCCTCCGGGAGGTCCAGGCGGTGGTCATGGTGGTGGCCCTGGTGGCGGATTCTCGCATGGACCAGGTTTGCGTTAATACCAGCAGCCCCTTTACAGGGCCTATTCGTATCAGGTGGTATCAGTCGATACCTCCTTTTCTGAACGAAAAACAACACTATCACAGGCGCCTGCTGTAATACCTTAGCTGGATTGTTCAGCGCTGGTATCAAAGAGCGGCAACGATTCAGTTGCTTCCTGCACTGCTTTCATCGTCTTTGCTACTACCTCAGTCTCTGATGTGACACGGCTGTATTGCTGAATGAACAGCTGATACTTAAGCGGATCATCCTGAACAAATTCTACGGCGACTTTTGCTGCTGCTGTGTCGTAGTTCAGGGTTGAAAGCAGGTTGAGACGAATCTGCTGGGCGTCGGTGATTTCGACCATGTCGTACCTCTATGCGATGTGGGAGGCTTTATCAAACCACTTCGGAAAGTGGCTCCGTAATGCCATCAGAAAGGCCACCAGGAGGTGGCCTTTCTGATGGCTAAGAAAAAGGCCGCAAAAAATGCGGCCTTTTGTCATGCACAGTTATCGATTAAATAAACTCTCAGGAGCCATCCGGGAGAGCATCACTTAAACGAGTAACTGACCTCCGACAGACTGGTGTTGGGACAGAGGTGCAATGAGAGTAGTGTGTTTCTTTTTTTTCACACCAGCAACTACACAATAATGTGTAGTTCGTCTTTATAATCAGTAACTGCTGACCAATTAGTCTGCCCCGACAGATTATTGTTCTGGACATTATTATAGAAATCATTAAATGAATGCCTTCTGTAAGGCATTCAACTATGCGACTCAGTGCTTAGATCATTTAATTCACTAGCTTTTGCATTGCTTCATCCACACCTGACATCCTTAAGAGCAAAATAGATAGCTGAATATGCAATCCCGATAATCCCATGAGCCCGCTACGCTTGTTAAATCTCATCTTTTTTCTAAACTAATATATGAGTTTTTTCAGCCATAATAAAGTTCACCTTACTGTGGTACCTGTGAGTTCAAGGGTGAGCTACCCCACAAATAGTAGATACATCATTGGCTACCATTGCAGCATATCTTCATTTGGTCGTATACACCCCAAGGGTTTATTAGGTTCCATAACGATGCTTCGGTCTAGAATGTTCAAGCACTTAAGTGAAAGGCCAATGAAACTTAAAGGTCATGTATTTTTATTATATTGTTGAAACAAAAATTTTATAGCTTATTTTTATATCAGGTATATATCCATCCTGAAGTCCCTACGATCACGGCAAGCAGTAGAAAAATGACTGCTGTTTTGGGCATTAGCACACCATAAAATGCTAGAGCTAACCCGACGAAAGCAACAATCAATACTGGCCACATATCCAGTAAGAGGAAAAGATATCCCTCGAAAGCGCTGTCAATCAGCACGTCCACATTACGCACTCCTATTGATAGATAATTTTGGCCGGAAATCATATCACGAAGCGTTAGCAGACGAACTGCTAATTAGCAAGCATTGGCATACTAATTTTTGGTGGTTTTCTTCTCGCAGTTAGCCAGCACGGATTTGTTGTGCGCCAGAATGTCTCGCTTGGTCTGCATATCCAGCACGTCGATATCGTGGTCAGTCAGGTAAATGACTCTCACCCAGATGCAGGCCGTATCAACGACTACCGGGTCGGGTGAATTGCTCGCGCAGCTCCCGATCAACATCGTCATCAGGCATATGGCTAACAGTCTGCTGTACATTGCTGGCCTCTTTCGTGACTTCCGCTTTTCTTTCTGCTGCTGCGACGGTAGCTGCTGCGTTCTCTTCTGTGCGCTGCTGTTCGGCTTTGGCTTCCGCCTTGCTGGTCCCGCGGGCATTGCCTAACCCAAATGCGCCAGCGACAACGGTCAGGAACGCAGTTACCAGACCAATAATTATTTCAATGCCCATAGCGACCGACCTCACACCAGTACTGATTTAGCCAGGTTAAAGAGCGCACGGCGTTTATCCAGACCGTTGCGGCCACCGTTGATAAGCAGCGTTACGCGTTCAACATCACCGGAATGAAGAAGGCAACCGTGGGAGACATAAAACCATGCGGCTGAACGCGCGGCGTAATCATCTCGCTCCAGCAGCTCAGGCTGGGTAACAAGGTCAAGCTTCAGCGCCTGTCCGCAGCTGCGATAGTTGCTCAAGCCCGTAACTTGTTTCAGGCCGCGACCGCGATATTTCCAGCCATCACCGGCAACCTGATTTCCGAGGTTCTTTTTCCCCCACTCGCCCCCATACACCAGGTTCGCGATTGCTCGCTGATTAGCTGATTGCGTTGCCGCTCTGCCGAGTGCGGCGGCCTGCTGGGCGGTGATACGGTGTTTACCGAACGTAGGTACAAGGCTGTCAGCTGCATAGTTCAGGTTTTCCACCAGCCGGGTAAAGCCCCCGGACTCGTGCCCCATCTGGGCAATGAACATCGCCTGATCGAGTGAAGCAGTAATGCCGAATTCTTTCATCGCAGCATCAATATGCGGAAACCAGCGCGCAGCTAACCCGGCGCTGATACCAGCCGCCCGTTGAAATTGTGATTGGTTCATCAGTGCCTCAGTGCATCAACCAGTCGCGCCACATTCCCCCTGAACCAGAGAACCGCGCCGCAGATAAGAATGTTAGCCAGCACCACCAGCCAGTGGGATGACTCGTACAGGCCAAACAGGAAACGGAAAGGAATGCTGGCGTAAACCAGAACAGTGAAGTAAGCCATCAGCGAAATCATGGGGCGGTGTCTTGACCCATCGCGCCGGTAGAACATCAGCACAACAACAATTACAGCGCATATCACCGCATTAATGATTGCGCTTGGATCACTTGTTACCATTGCTTGTCCCTCCTCCACGTAAGCGAGAGAGAATCCCAAACAGGCTACCCAGGTCCTGACTGTTTACGAACGTCAGCAGCTTTATAGCTATGGCTGCCACGATTACCGCTCCGAGTGCATCAAGCGGCCTGTCGTTGTAACCAGTCCACTTTGAGAAGTACGACCCCAGCAGAGGAGCACCAATCACACCGAATATGAATGAAGTGATGAAATAGCCCACCAGCTTTATGCGGCTAATATTCACCGCCGTTGCGACATAGAACACCGCACCAGCAAACGCACCAAATACCACGCCGTAATCAATACCAGTCGCCAGGCCGAATAGGCTGGCGCCGAACAGTCCACCAGCCGCTATCGTTGTGGCAGAAACAGGATCGGACATTTAGCCCCCTCTATTGCTGTGAGTCCTCTCATGAACGAGGGGAATAAAAAAAGCCCGCTTTGAGAGCGGGCTGAAAAAGTTGGCTTTCGAGGAGTAACGATAAAGAAAGGTTCCTGATAGTCCGAGCTACCGATTTACCAGAAAAGCATTTCCTTTTATGTCGTTACTGTAATTAACCATAGTCTGCCAAAGAGGATGAGTAAACCCAACAAGATGTTCGGTTTACTTACTTGCGATTAGATGTGGTGCCGGGTGCCTCCCGGTGAGCATGCCCCAACAGACATCACTCGCGTGGTATTCACAGGGCTTTCGCTCTATTAGTTGGACGCCCCTCCGCATAGGGGGATTCACCACAACAATACATTAGCCATATGACATGCGCTTAGTCAATGCTCTGTAACACCAGAGCATATACCTCTTACCAGAAACTGCCTATTGAGCAAGATAATGGTTAATTATTCCGTTTGGAATGATTATAAAAATCAATAACAAAATTTCATATTAGATGAACAATTAAGAAGAATTATCAGTTAGGATTTTTCTCATATCGCTCGCACACTACGCCTCACATAAAACAAGAAAATCCATACTCTTCGAGAGGCTTCACTCACATGACAACAACCATACTGATGATAGCGTTAGCTGTAGTTCTTCTTTTAGTCGCTGTGGGTTCACTGATGTCCTACATCAAAGAAAGGCGAGGATATAAAAACACTTTCAAAAAAAGGTTTTAATAATTATCCACTTTTACAGAAGCAGGGGTAGTGATACCTGGGGATTGCCCCTGTTTTCTTACTGCAACCTTTCGACACATAGACCCGCCTTACAGTATCAATGCTCTCACCAGTTGTGTTCCGCTTACTGATAAGAAGTGCTTTACCTGCTAAGCAGGATCAGAAATCTGTTCAGGACTCTCGCATATGAGCTTCTACGTGAAGTGCAGCACGGATTCATTCAAGAATCCTGACCGGATTGCAGATATGAAAAAGCCCCAGCAGTGCTGAGGCTTGATTATGAAAATGAAGCACGCGCTACTATAGGACTTTGCTCACCATAGCAGCCAGCCTAGTTAACGCATGGAACCAGCGATGAGCAGAATGGAAAACAAAAACAGAAAGACTTAGGTATTTGCACGAACCATCTCTAAATCCTTTGTTATCATTTTTGATTAATCACCCTTTTGGCTGTGGTATAGACCTTTGTAAGGTATAAGTCCTTCGTGCGCTCATCATGAACTTGTAGCATGTGACCTATAGTCTGCTGAGTTATAGGTTGCTCAGATTGCTTAAGCATCACTACGGCTCGTCCTATCACTCTACAGACATCAACATATAAAGCCTGGTGTTCATCTTCCGATACCATATCATTAACTCCCTGAGTACCCGGCCTTAATCACAACTTTCCAGACAAGGGAATGTGTTCCCTTCAGAATCTTAATACATAAATCCCGTAAATAATTCAAGATAGATGGTTTGTAATGTTTCCAACACCATGGCGGCAGACTAGCTCAGCTGTCACTGCGCAATATTCTCCAAAAATAACAAAGCCCAAGGCATTAACCTCGGGCTCAAAATTCATGTTACTGCCAGTGCATATAAAATTGGCACAATATCAAATTCACACGAAATATATGCCTTTCAGTTCGGTTTTGCAAGACTTATAGCTAAATTTGTCGTCTTTTGTTGTGAACGTGTTCGCGTTACTGATATGAGCGCTTCACAGTCGAGCTTCACAAAGCTGCAACGCATCGCCAGCCAATGAGGAAGATAGGTTTCTGACCATGTGGACTTTGCAACGCCCCCTAATTCTGCGAGTTTTTGGTATTTATATATGTCACACCCTGCCAGCTCAGCTTTAACATCCTGCGCCGCCAGCCAGATAAGCTGACGCAGTCGCTCTACCGTTTTCTTAGCAATGCGCACTCCGGCCAGTTGCTGACTAAATTGCTCCCATGCCCACCGGATGATTGTCTCCTGATATTCCCACCTGGTGTTTTCACTGTAATTCCAAAGAAGCCAGGCTTTTTGATGCTCATCTAGTGACAGTAGCGCACGGCGCCATGATGCGGTTGCGTACTCCACCGGCTGCACCAGAGGGATATGTGAGCCTTTGGCGTGTGATTGCTTTCCAGGGATCGGAGGGTTGTTCAGCGTCATCCACTTTTCCGTTTCCTCATCCCATACGCGCTGTTTTTTGCGTGGGAATGTGTTCGTGTCGAACTGAGCATTCTCCAGCCAGGCCATGAGCTGACCTTTTGTCGCTCCGCTCAGATCGGCAGTGGCTACTATCAGTTGCTGGCGAATGTAAGATAAGTTTTTCATTAATTTCCCCCTGCTTTCTGATTGCGGATTTGGTTTCTGAGGATGCGATATGCCACCGGGAACGACCCGCGATAGCGGACGATGTTCAACCGTAGCCAGCGCTGGCGAATACATTCAGTTGTCTTCATGTTCATGCTTTTACCAGCCCTTCTTTTTTCCATATGGCCAGCGTTCTGAGCACACCTTCTGCATGCATCAGGCGCAGTTCGTCATAGGTGTAATCGGTTGTTTTCTTGCGTCCGTCGATCAAGTCGTGGCAACAGTTGCAGGCGATAGCCGCTTGAGTGTCATCGGGTTTGCAGCCAGTACCACACGTACCCGCCAGCCGGTAATGCGCCAGCACGCTGGTTTCCGGGTTGCCGTTGCAGTAACCGGGGATCCTGACTGTACATTCGCGGCCGCGCGCCTCTTTACGTAGATTCGCCATAATCACCCCCACATCCGATTTCGGGTGCGAGAAGCCGGACGCGGAGGATTTTTGTCCTCCACCAGCTGCGCACTGACGGTCCAGGTGATTAAATCCTGATTCAGACTGCGCTCGACCCTTACGCCCCGCTGGCGATAATTCGCCATCAGCTCATCGGCCTGCTGGGTGGTGCAGTCAGTATGGTGAAACCATGAATATTTCATCGGCATTACCCCGCGAAGCTTAAAAGCTGGTTTGCGGCGTTCTCGACTTCCAGCGGGCTGTTGAATGAACTGGAGAGGATCCACCGCCAGAGAACATCCAGCGAGGCTTTGTACAGTTCCTGAAATTCGCATTCGTCCATGCAGGCGAAAGAAATGCTGCGAGGGTGTTTTTTCAGCGTGCCGTCCGGCAGCTGTATGGCGTTATAGTGGCCGGCTTCAACGATGACCCACGCCCGGTAAGCATCGAAGGATTTGCAAATACTGATAGAGCCAGATCGCTTCTCGGCTAGTCGGTCGAGATATTGCCCGGCGGCATCAAGCAACGCCGATTCACTCCCGCCATATGCAGCAAGGTATTTGGCGTAACCTGTGATAAGCCTGCGCTCATTAGACGAAATCGCCCCGCCGGTAGGTTCCCAATATTCAAAGCCGAGATTGAGTAAAGCAAAGTAACGGCGATGAAACGCCGGATTGCGGACAAGCTTAAAGTCGGCCTCCAGAACGGCGCCGAGCTTGCATTTTGATTGCAAGAAATCGCTGGTCTCCTGCGTGGCAGGGATCAGTATTCCTTGGGTCTGTTTTATCAGGTGTAATTGTTGCGCCATGGGTTTCACTCCGTGGCGCTGAGATGCTCCGTTGCCGTTGTTCAGGCGGCAGGCAAATTATTGCAGTTTACTCTCGGTTTCGTCAATGCAGCCAGCTTCTGTAGCTAGCTCTTTAAACTCTTCAATCGTTAGTAAAAACTGATTTTTCCTTACCCTTTCGAGCCCGGTTATTTTCCCTCCATCACTCGAAATTAAAAACTTCCCGCCCTGCCTGATAATGTCCACCACTTCGGCGATATCGAGATCCACTTCATCCCCCTGAGCGACATACAGACGCAATAAATATAGTCCGGCGACAGCATCAAAGGGACACGCTTATTGCGATGCTTTGGGAAATGCCAGCCACCAAAAGGTGAATCAGTAAAACCAGTCGTCTGCGCTTTCCCACGTCTCTTGCAGGATTTGCTCTACGCGTTTTTTATCGCCATCAGCGCCGCCCAAAACGCTAAGACCATCGTTGCTTGTTCGTCGAATGGTTAATTTGCAGTCATCATAAGACTGGGACAAGCGGCGCAGCAATTCTTGCTCAAGCGCTGGTATGGCGCCATCAGGGATTTTTTTATGTTTATCAATTGTGACTTCAACTTTCATGGTTAGCACCTCACACAGATACTGTATAAATAAACAGTATACCGGTTACATGAAATGTTCAACCCCTCTGCAGCACTTTTTACCAATACCATGCTTATGTTTAGATTGATGTTTTCCCATAATAAAAAACCCGCCGAAGCGGGCTTTATCATGTACATGACCGGCGCAGCGTAGAGCCGGGGGGCGTAAAAATATCCGCTAGGGCATGAAAAGCACCAAGATACCGGGCAACTTCCGTAACCTGTTTATGTACTCACCTAACGGTAAGTAGGACGGCATTCAAATTATTCCGCTGTCAGAAGTGGCTGCAAAAGATGAGTTTCTTAACATTAAGAATGTGAGCCGTTACGACATGATGGCGGCTCACCGTGTGCCACATCAGATGATGGGAATTATGCCGAGTAATGTTGAGGGGGTTGGGGATGTGGAGAAAGCAGCCAAAGTCTTTGTTAGAAACGAATTAATTCCTTTGCAAATAAGATTAATTGAAATAAATACATGGTTAAATGAAGATATTGTATCATTTGGTGATTACATTCTAGACTAAGAAAAGGGCATTTAATGCCCTTTTTTATCCGCATATGCAGCTTTATCATAAAGCTTTAAAGCGCCTAAATCCTCCAACTGACCTTTGAATCCTTTACTTAAGCTAAAACCCTGAAGAAGAGAGTATTTCTCAATATATTTTTTTGCAGACTTCCCTGCGGTTGAAAACCCATTCAAAAGCATTGCACCTGCCTCTACAGAAGACATTTGCGCTCTGACTAATTTCGCATATTTAGTCTTTTCCGACCCGGTCAAATAATTCGAATCATTAATATGCTTAAAAATATGGTAGATATTTCTAAAGTAATGACCAACATTCGCAAAATTATCACCGTCCATGTAGACCATATTAACAGAACGCTCTAACCTTTCATCTAAGGGAAGCGAGTCATCTACAATATTAAGCAAATTAAACTTAACTTCAGTAATGTATAACAAAAGAGCGTCCCGCCCCACATATACGTTACCCCCATCATATACCACTTTAATTTCCGCTAAATTATCCTTATGAAATCGCAATAACTCAAATAAGACAGATTCAAATGACTGAATAGATGACTGTCTGGAAGTAGAATATAGCGTCAAACAAACAAGCATCACAGAAATAAAGGCAAGGCTAGGATTAAGCACACCGCCAACATAATCACCAAACTGCCCCCACTTTTCAATAGAGTGACTAAGAGGACGCGCCCCGAACATCAAAACATAGCTAATAAAAACCATCAACATCAAAACGAATGACAGCACCAACAGGGAATAAATAATAGCGTAACGCTTAATATTCTGACAAATAGAATCCCACATTTTCAAGCACCTTATTAATAATCAATATCCAAATCCAACGTATAAATACCTTTCCTCGCCAAACATGGAATAGGTTTATGTAAAGGACGAACATTTTTTATTTCCCACATAAAATAACCTGAAGACCAAGGTTTATTGAGAGTGGTGTCTTGATTTTGCTTTAAGTAATCCTCATATAGCCATTCTCGTACTGTAACAAAATCGACAATAGCCATAGCCACCCCAAAGTCCACATCCATTTGATTTTTAAGATATTTTTTATTCTGAACAAGAATTACATTATTTAACGGCATAGTTTCAGGATGCCATGAGCGAATTTCAATGGATTTAGAGCCATTCAAAATATTTTCGACCGCCGGATTCAAAATCGATATAGCTTGATACTTCATGCTCCATCCTCTAGTATGCTAAGGCCATTCCATTTTAACATGAATAAACAAACCGAGGTAATACTATGTTAATTTTTATCGCCGGAGTTCATGGCGTAGGTAAAGGCTACTTATGTTCATTCGCAAAAGAAGAGTTCGAAGTTACTCATGTTAGCGCAAGCGAGCTTATAAAAAATAATTCTCAGCTGACCTTCAATAGCAGTAAATTGACTGCCACGCCAGATAAAAACCAGATAATATTACTTACTGCACTAAAGGAATTAACATCTAAAAAACAAAACATTCTACTGGATGGACATTTTACTCTTATAAATACAAAGGGTGATGTTGAAGAACTTAAGCCTGAAATCTTCGAAAAAATGTCCTTGGATGGAGTGATTTTGATTGAAGAGTCAGATGAGACAATTAGAGAAAGAGTAATGTTACGTGATAGAACTAAAATTACTTATAATTTAGGTAAATTGATAGAAACCGAAAGAAAAAACGCCATATATATTACAGAAAAGATCAAAGCACCATTGATTATTTTAAAATCTCCGACTAAAGATGAATTTTTTATTGCCCTGGAAAAGTTGGGCATGGTTAAAAAGCATGCCCAGTCTAAACTATAAATAACGATAAGACTGTGGAGCAACTCCCCCAGGAATCAATTCATTTAGATCTACGGGAGATTTATATCTTTTGGGGCTTTTGATAGAAATTGCAAAAGCCTTTTCTCTTTTGTGAAAATAATCATTAAAGAATGAACGGGTTATTCCGGCATGAATTTTGGTTTTATCCCACAATTCAGAAGGAGAAAGAGCAAGAATATCACCAACCTTAAATTCACCAATTACCTTTCCAACAGGCATGGTTGCATAAATAACTATCGTATCAACATTTTTATTTTTAAAAATGCTTTTCCGAAATTCATACTTCTTTTCACCAGAAAGTATACTCTCTGCATACTCTGGTTTAATTGATAATAAAACTTTCATCTACCCCCCCCTGCAAGACAATCTGCTTAAATGCCGAATCAGTTAGTGGTAGGAATCCCCAGTAATCACTATTGGTGTAACCAGTAATACTCATTATCTGATCGCGAATAACCCTTTTCTCTAAAGGGAAGTTATATGTGAATCGTATAATGATTGGATAATTTTTCTTCATGTATAGTAGTTGCAACTCATCTTCATCAAAAACGCTATAAGGTGCACAATATTCTTTAAATTTCTCATAAGTCGGGAAATCATGAATATCTTTGATTTCTTGTACCACACAAACAGAGGTCGCAACAGATCTAAATCGAGCAGGACCTTGCCCATCTGAAGTACGATAAATCAGTAAATTATCGCCGGATCTGAGACTCGCTACACCATGCATTTTTGTCAAATATACTTTTTCAATACTATTGGTGTGTGATATGTCGGCAATAACACCCGCATTCTCGTTATGGAGTTTTGACTCAGGGAATAAACGGGTATGCCATGTAGGATAAATACTTAATAAATAATTTCGGCCTTGCAATTTGACTAATGGATAATTAGCGTAGCTCATATTTCACTCCTTCCATACCAAGTTCTTGAAGTATACACCTTCTTGACCATTAATCGTAGAAAGATTTTTCCTCGCCTTTAGAACAAAACCGTATTTAGTTAATAACTTAATCAACCCTAAATGCTTATCAAATATCGTGACATACACCTCTTTAAGATTATTCCTCATCGCAAATTGGAACATAATCCTAATAAAACGTTCCCCAAGTTTAGTTCCATGGGCATCGATTTTAAAGGTGCCAAGTTTTACTCGCTTCATTTTCGGAAACGCAGGTGTAATATCAAGCAATGCTTCATCTTCTACTTTTAAATAGAGAAAGCCGTCGATTTCGCCTAAATCATTATGCGAAACAAATGCTTTATTTTTACTTTTTGAGAGAAACCAAGCATCGAATCCGTCATAGTCAGCCCTTAGACTGTTGAAAAACGGATCATTCAAATCGACATCACTAAAAAATTTTTCTTCGATAGACATCCTGTTCCTCTTCTAATAACGGTAAGCAAGCGCTCTCACCCCTATATGTTAGTGGATAACCACAGCAGTAAGCAATTGCATCCATTAAGATCCAGTAAAAAACGGCCAAACAAGCTCTGCAAGCATCTATCCCATCTTCTGTAAACCTTAGTAATTGAACTATTGCCGCGCGCTCGTATCCCCGCCACGCCTGCCCGCTTTATGGTTCGGCTTTCATGCACTTGCATGAGATGAACAAAAGCCCGTCAGTACTAGCGGGCCGGATACATTTCACAATCAGTCCAGTATCCCTCGGTATCTTTAATGCAGTGCATTTGCAGTGAGTTGCTCATCTGGCCCCCTCGCGCAGCTGCGCTGCAATCCGCGAAAAAAATGACTCCCGCGTATAACTATTAAGCGCTCTGTCTGGTGCAGTTTTTTTACCTGCGGACCGTCTTTGGTGATCACGGTGCCGGTATGGGTTTTTACGATTGTCATACGGCCTCCCGGGATGACGATGCAGGCGTACAGGTAAAAATGACTTCCTGAATATCGAGGAAACGCTGGAAGACGGGGCAACCAAGCAGGCTGTAATTCATCCCAACAGCAACTTTCGGCGCCAGCCCAAAGCGCTTCATGTCAAAGTCGATGACGGCCCGCTGATCGCGGAAAAGCCCCAAACGACCATGCCGGATAACCTCGCCAGTCGCTTCTGCTTCGGAAAAATACCGCTGGACAGTAGCGCGGCTCAGCCCCAGTTTTTTCATTGCCTCGGCGGTCGTGAGTCGCCCCTGATGTCTGGTGATCCGAATCACTGCGCGGACGTACTCTCTGCGCTCAACTGCTGACAATGCTCTTGCCATACATACCTCACTTAACGACGCGCAAATGGCGCACGTTTTTGCGATAGCTGTCCCATTCAAAATTCACCCACATACCGCCGTCCATCTGGAGACGGTCAAGGATCCGCATGCCCAGTGTTTCCTTCAGCGATTCATAGTTCAGGTTGGTTAGGATGCCGACAGGTCGCATGGAGGACAGCCGGCGATCGATAACCTGATTCAGGATGACTTTTTCACCGCTGCTTCCGCGCTGAATACCCACCTCATCCAGAATAAGCAGGTCCACATGGCATAAATCATCCAGCAATGACGCCTCTGACTGCCCTCCGTCATAACATTCCCGAACACGCAGCATGAGATCCGGAATGGTTACCACCAGCACAGAGCGGCCACCAGCCAGCAGGTGATTTCCGATTGCCGCCGCCAGATGGTTTTTCCCAGTGCCCGGCGCTCCGCTGAATACGAAACTCGCAAACCCAGAGCCGAAATGCTGCGCATAACTTTTCGCCATCGAGAGCGCCCGACGCTGGCCATCCGACTCAACCTGATAGTTCGCGAATGTGCAACCGCGGTGCAGATCCTGAATTCCTGCACGTCCAAAGATTTTCTCTGCACGTGCGCGCTGGTTTTGTTTTTCCAGTTCCTCACAGCGCTTACGGCCTTCTTCGGCTTGCCAGGCACGCCATTCATCAACGCTGCCGAATTTTGGCTGAACGCCAGGGGGAATGAGTTTTTTCAGTCGCTCCAGTGCATTCCCGGTGCCAATCATGTTTTTCATCGCTACCCCCTGAATCCCGCTGGGATGGTTTTGTCAGGTTCCGAAATCTGATTGGGATCTCGAGCTCCTGGCGCCTGCTGAATCGCCCACGGTTCGCTGAAATGCATACCAGGGCCAAAAAACGTTTTCGCCTGTTTCACGTACTGCGTGTTCAGGATTCCCTCGGCTTTAACGAAAGCCGCGTAACGCTCCACACCTGCGAGGATTTCCTCCGTAGTGGTTCCGTCCCTGATTCGGGCATTCCAGGCTTTGAAGGCATCGGATTTGCTGTTACCCCCAGCCCGCCTGGGATAAACCGACCAGACCTGCTCGAAATCATTCGGGTATATTTTTTGGGGATCAGGTTTATCGCCTTCGTCCTGGGTCTGATGGTCTGGGGGTGTGGCGAAGCCATGCCCCGAACTATCTTCTTCCTGTTCCTGTTCCTGCTCCTGATCCTGTTCCTGGTTAAGGAACGGTTCGAGAACCCTTTCGGAACCCTTTAGTTTTGCGATGCCGATGTGGGATATTGCCGAGGCTAAAACCCGCGCCAACTCTGGCTTAACCGTAGATGTGTCCGGGACCTGATCAAACAACCGCAGTGCTGCAATTCCCTGGTTTGGGTTTTCAACTGAATTCCAGGTCAGAAAGTTACGAATTAGCACCCATTTCGATGACGAATCACGCGTTGCGAAACCGTTAGCCGATAGTTCATCAAACCCTTTCGAAACCCTTTCAGGACTCCAGGCTAAGTCTTCCGAAACATATCCATCAGGCAGCCGGAAACACCCAATCATGTTCGTGTGTTGCCCGGTGAGCAGGTACAGCGCCAGCAACCTGGCATCATCCGATACCCGGCGCATTCCATCGCTTATCCAAAATGATGTATGCACCTTGCCATAATCACGCATAGAGACCCCGTTGTTGCTTAAACTGGTGTGTTTTCATCACCAAGCACCCACAGCAAAGCCGCTGCGTATTCGCCGCTGGCGGTTTGAAGTTGCAGGGTGATTTCCTTACGGGATTTAAGACGCGGCTTTGTGTCACCGAGAACAGCGCGCTGGCGGCGAGCTTTCTCGTGGCCAGTTACACCCTCTGCCGCTGCCTCTAACTGTTTGACCGTTTCCCGTTGCTTTTCCGGTGGCATATCGACCAGCTGACGAGCTTGAGTGACAGTGACTTTTCCAGCCTCAACCGCCGCCTGGACGGCCTGCGTAGCATCCAGTAGAGCCACGGTTGCCTGGACCGTTTTTACGCTGCAGCCAAAAAGCAGGGCAATGTCATTTTCGTCATGACCGTATTCCATCTGCTGAACCATTTTTTTTGCCCGGCCCAGTGGGGTATCTGGTTGCGTGATCTCGTTTTCGCTGACCATGTATTTGGCCATTTGAATTGCCGAGCCGCGCTTAGCTATACCGGGTACCGGCCAGGGTTCCAGCCCCGCCCGCTTTCTCCTGGCGTTTGCTTCCATAGCGTTCTTTACGCGCTGCCGACCTGCAACCACGCAGGTTTTCCCTGTCTCTGGGTCCTTCCACACGATAATCGGTTCGAGTACCCCAAGCTCCATGATGTTGAGGATCACAGCTTCATTAAGCGGTAGGTGTACTCGTTCGTCGTAAAGCGGGTGTGTTGTATCGGTCACCAGATGCAGGTTTTCAGGTTCGAAAAACAGGACGTTGCTTTTACCGCTGGCGCCGTACGCGTCGATCGAGTTTTTAGCCATGGGCGCCCCCGTTATTGAAATTCAGTTGGTTCATGTTCATAATTTCCCCTGTGAATTGATCCAGTTAATTCGCAACGAAAGCCGTAGGTGTTGCAGCACCGCGGCTTTTACCTTTCTGAATTCCAGCATCACGTCACTCCCAGCATTGAAGTGACAATGGCCATCAGCGGCGCAGTTAACTCAGGGTCTATCCGGAACATCTCGACAATTCCCTCGCTCAGTTCTTTCAGCTTCTGATGGCGTGGAGCCCCCACAGCAACGGCAATCTTTGCTTCGCTGGTTTCTTTTTCCAGACGAGCCAGACGGGACATAAAATTGTCTTCGGGCATCAGGCGATGGCGAAACTCCAGCGGAAGAACGGTCATGATTGCCGGGGTAAGAAGGCGAACGTACTCGCGATAGCGTTCAGACTCGGCCGGGTTGTCCAGGTAGCGAAAAAGCTTTTGTCTGGCTCGGCTGATGTCATCAGGAAACGCGATCTCCTCGCCGCCTTGCTGTCGCCACTCATCGATGATGTGTGCCGACACAACGTCCTGCCCAGCAGCTGCAGCCCAGGCGCGAACGGCAGAGCGAATTGCGTCGTTATCCGCCTCTCTCTGTTGATTACGCTTTATCAGAGCGCCGGGGTTGAATCCGGTATTTTGTTGAAAGGGAAGTGTTTGCATGGCTAATCCCTATTCGCTACTGAATGGTCATGCTGAGTTTCTGGGCATATAAACTCAGGCCAGATACTCCGCCAGTCATCAGGGAAACAATCAGCTCTAGTAACGGCGCCATCCGTCAGCTGCTCAATCTGTATGGCTCGTGATGGTGAAATAGCAGCAATACCTGATGCCATTTGTGAAAGGTACGAAGTCGATATTTCGAGTTTTGTGGCCAAAGCTTTGGCGCTACCTCGTCTCATGTTTAGATAATCTTTAAGCTGCATAAGTGCTCCTCCATGTGGTTTGAGTGAGTTTATAAAATACTAAACCAAAACGTCAAGTATTTGCTTGTTTATAAATTACTAATCAAAATGCTTTGTATGACTACACAGGAAATTAGGCGCAGCCGACTTAAGGAATGGTTTTCTAATAAGTCGCTACCAGAGAAAGAGAAGAGCTATTTATCTCAATTGATAAATGGCCGGAGTTCTTTTGGCGAAAGGGCTGCAAGAAGGTTAGAGAAAGATTACGGGATGCCATCCGGCTTCCTTGACTCAGACACGTCTGGATCTAAGAGCACATCTCCGGAACTCGTCCTGAGTGAAGAAGAAATGAAGCTCATCACTTTTTTTCGCGGGTTCCCTGATTCCGCAAAAAGAGAGGCGTTAATTGAATTTGAATCTAAGTTCAATAAATATAACGAACTTTTCAAAGAGTTACTCGCGTCACGTAGTTAACCAAAGCCGTTAGCTTTTCTAAAACCCGTCCCAGACGGGCTTTCCCTCATCGTCCATTCACATCTGTTTCCGGCCTCGTAATCTCAAGGCTGAAATTTTTTACGTGCAAATGTTTATTTTTTACTTTACACATTAGTTTAGTAATGATTAAACTCAACACATCAACAACGCGCTGCGTTGCTCCGATAAACGTTCCGCTGGCCGGCGACAAGGCAGAGGTTGAAATGAGTAAGCAAGGCATCAGAGCCCTGATCATTTCGGCAGTTACAGGGTTCATCTTCTGGGTTTTATTCATCATATGTATCGCGGGGGTTATCTATGGTTAATCCAGTTCCAAACAGCGGTCGCGCAATACCAATGCGTAATCCGCGCACCGGCGCGCCCTGGTCTGTTTCATACGACCATGTTCGCAAAACCTATTTCCATGAACCGCAGGGAAATCTGCGCTTTATCCGTCAGCCCTTTTACTCAAGGGAGCTTGCGCCCTATCTCGTTCCGGCAGGTACCCACTGATGAGCACAATGTTCGCTCTGGTGATAACCGTCGGCATGCTTATTGGCGGTAATCAGGATGTTTTGCTGGGTGTATATGACAGCGAGAAAGAATGCCAGGAAGCCGCAGTTGAGCAAGGTGTAAAAGGCGAATGCCTTCCTTTGAAAGGCGTTCTGGCTGAACACCCCGCCGGATTCACCGCACAGATGTAGGAGGCGTTATGCAGAAACGATGTGCGTATTGCCGCAAGGCACTGGAGGAAGGAAAAGTTGTGAAGATGACCATTCTCATCATTCACGGCACGCAGTTAGTACCACGTGAAAGAACGTATTGCTCGAAACGTTGTGGCGAATACGACGCCATGGCCAACGAGGCCTAACGTAAAACCCGCCGAAGCGGGCTGTACGTCCGGTGCCACCGACCAAAGTTACACCGGAAATTACCAAAACCAATGAACACCCAATGGGCGCTATCAATGGCCCGGGGATTCTAACACCCAAAATTGAGGCTATCACATGGAATATTTTTATCTGATAAAGGCAACTCAAAAATCGGGTAAAGCCGATGCCATTATCTGGCGTTCCGCAAAATCTGAAGCTCGCGCGCAGCTGCAGTTAGATGTTGATCTGGAAGATGCAGAAATCGAAACCGGGCGCGGCAAAGACTACCTGAAACCCATTCAGACCGATTTCCCGGTATTTAATGACCTTCCCGCTGAAGGTGTTCTGGATTTTGAATGGTGCAAGCGCTATCAGCTCGGCGACGACCAGCGCACCTGGCAGGTTATCCCTGGGGCTGTTGCTGATTCAACCACCGTTGTTGAAGATGAGATCGTTAATGGTGATTCAGACGATAACGATTCTGATGCTTCAGACGATACGGTTTCAGGCGATGAAAACTCCCGCTACAACCTCGCAGAAATGCCCTTCCGCATTCAGCTGCTGGCACAGTACATGGCAGAAGAAGGCCACGTTTACCATATCAGCATCCCACATCGCGGGCGGCTTTCCGCCATGGAATTGGATACAGATAATTCGGCAGTTCAGGATCTCATTCTTGCCGCTGAAAGTATTCCTGAAATAAAAAAACGACATGCCGGCTTTGTGGAAATTTACGAGCGCAAATAAAAAGGTCTTCCCTGAAGGGAAGCGCCACGAACTTGGCAAGCGTATTCAGTTTGCGAAATTGTGGTTCGAAACTAATGCTATCGATCGCGGCATCCTTACCAGGGAATGGTCAGTTGGCAATCAGATTTCAGCAGTTCCCCATGCTGACCCTCACGCTACACCCGAACGCTATAAACGCGCCGTAACGCAAAATATCGCGAATCTGGCTATTGAGATCGCCATTGCTCAACTGTACCCGGATGCGGAGCCGGGAAAAATCAGCCGCCCTCAACTCATCGGCGCCAAAGACCTGGTAGACAGGAAAGAGGATGTCCATGTTAAGGCGCTCAAGATTCTGAGCAAAACTACAGACATTCTCGATTATGACGCAAATAGCATTTTCGGCGTTACCCGTGCCATTAAATGGAATGGCGAAGAAAGCACGTCAGAACTGCGGGCAATGGTTCGTAACTGGCTCGCAGCTAATGGCATTTATGAAAACGGCGAGCGCTCAAAAGGCTATCCGGAGTGGGAAGAAGATCCGCGCGCGGGCCGTCAATCAAATGTCGTTGAACAATCTCACGAAGTTCTGACAGAAACCAAACAACCTGAAATTGCGAAAGTCAGCGCTGGCATGTACTCCATTGAAGGCCTCATGGCCACTCCTGCCCCAAAGACCGACAACGAAGAGGCCACCAGCGATGTGCAGATGGAAGAGACTCAGCAGGTCAAAAACGAAGCTGATAATCCGGTACCGGCAGGCGAAAGCGCTGATGCAGATGCTGAAAAAACAGATGCCGTAAACGCACGCAAAATTTTAACTGAGCGCTGTCCTGAACTGGCCGCTGCGGTTCTGCAGGACCAGGAACCAACAATCACGCCTGAAGATTCCGCCGAAGAACCAGACCAGGAACTTACAGCGACAGTATGGCCAGAATACTTCGAGCCTGGCCGATATGAAGGTGTACCGAACGAGGTTTATCACGCCGCCAACGGTATCAGCTCCACGATGGTTAAAGATGCCCGGGTATCGCTGATGTATTTCGAAGCGCGCCATGTCTCAAAAACTATCAATAAGGAACGCTCGCCGGTTCTGGATATGGGCAACCTGGTGCATGCGCTTGCACTGCAACCGGAAGACATGGATAAAGAGTTCAGCGTCGAGCCCGAAATCCCGGAAGGTGCATTCACCACCACCGCTACGATCCGCACCTTTATCGACGAGCACAACGCCAGCCTGCCGCCGCTGTTGAGCGCCGACGATATCAAAGCATTACTGGATGCTCATAACGCTACCCTGCCCGCATCGTTCCCGCTTGGGGCATCCGTTGACGAATCCTATGCGTCATATGAGCAACTCCCGGAGGAGTTCCAGCGCATCGAGAATGGGACTAAGCATACCGCTACGGCAATGAAAGCCTGCATCAAAGAATACAACGCCACCCTGCCCGCGCCGGTTAAAACCAGCGGCAGCCGCGACGTATTGCTGGAACAGCTGGCAATCATTAACCCTGACCTGGTCGCACAGGAAGCCCAGAAGCCGCAACCACTGAAAGTCTCCGGTACCAAAACGGATCTCATTCAGGTTGTGAAATCTGTTAAGCCGGATGCCGTGTTTGCCGACGAACTGCTGGATGCCTGGCGCGAGAACCCGGAAGGAAAAGTGCTGGTTACCCGTCAGCAGCTTAGTACTGCGCTGGCCATTCAGAAAGCACTCCTGAATCACCCGACCGCCGGTAAGCTACTGACCCACCCGAGCCGCGCCGTCGAAGTGAGCTATTTCGGTATTGATGAAGAAACCGGGCTGGAAATCCGCGTGCGTCCCGATCTTGAGATCGATATGGGAGGCCTGCGCATTGGTGCCGACCTGAAAACCATCAGCATGTGGAACATCAAGCAGGAAGGCCTACGCGCGAAACTGCACCGGGAAATCACCGAACGCGATTACCACCTGAGCGCGGCTATGTACTGCGAAACCGCAGCCCTTGACCAGTTCTTCTGGATATTCGTTAACAAAGACGAGAACTACCACTGGATCGCCATCATCGAGGCATCCGAAGAACTACTGGAACTCGGCATGCTGGAATACCGCAAAGCTATGCGCGCGATCGCGAACGGTTTCGACACTGGCGAATGGCCGGCGCCAATCACTGAGGATTACGCCGAAGAACTCAACGATTTTGATGTGCGCCGTCTCGAAGCGCTGCGCGTACAGGCATAAGGGGAAAAACAATGTCCAATTTAGTCGCAACTACTGACAACCAGACCCAGAAGATCGACAACGTTTCAATCCTGACGAATGGTGAATTGTTCAACCGCCTGCGCACGCTCTCGGAGGTAATGGCCAATAGTGGGAACTTCGTGCCAGAGCATTATCGCGGAAAACCAGATGCGTGCATGGCTGTTGTAATGCAGGCTGCACGCTGGGGCATGGACCCATTCGCAGTGGCGCAGAAAACTTTTATCGTGGGTAATTCAGGTGTTCTTGGTTATGAAGCGCAACTAGTGAATGCGGTAATCAACACCATGGCGCCAACAAAGGATCGAATCCACTTCGAATGGTTCGGGGAATGGGAGAATATCGTTGGGCGCTTCGTAGAGAAGACAAGCAGCCAGAACAAGAAGTACATCGCTCCGGGCTGGAATTTGAAAGATGAAGCTGGTGTGGGCGTTCGCGCCTGGGCAACGCTCAAAGGAGAATCCGAACCTCGCGAACTTGTCCTGATGCTTTCGCAGGCACAGGTTCGCAATTCAACACTCTGGGCGACAGATCCCCGCCAGCAGTTGGCTTATCTCGCCGTTAAACGTTGGGCTCGGCTGTACTGCCCGGATGTGATCCTCGGTGTCTATACCGCAGACGAGATTGACGAGCGCGAGGAAAAGATAATCAACCCGGCTCAGGCTGAAAAAATCACGCTGGATGAGATTACAAGCTCCGTAGGTGCTTCCGCCAGCGCGCAAGATTCCACAGCTAACGTTGATTCTGTTGCGGACGAACTGCGCGACCGGATTGATTCAGCAAGTTCTGTTGATCAGGCTAAAGCCATCCGCGTAGATATCGAATCACAAAAAGCACTGCTGGGTACTGCTCTGTATACCGAACTGAAAAACAAGGCAGTTAAGCGCTACTACCTCGTTGATGCACGAAACAAGATTGAGGCCGCCATAAATTCACTCCCTAACCCGGGGGCTCCGGAAGCCGAAACTTTATTCGCGAAGGCAGAAAGCACCCTGACCTCATCGCGCCGCCACCTCGGTGATGAACTGTATGACCAGTTCCGCATCACCCTGGATGACATGAAACCGGAATACATTGGCTAACCAGAGAGGGAGGGGAAACCCTCCTTGATAAGGAATGTGTATGCGACTGATAAACCGAAGCAAACAATCGCCGCTGGGGCGCCAGGCATGCGATGCGGCACTGGCGAAGCACGTTGAACTGTACGGCGATTATGGGCGCCAGAAAACAAAGCGTACCTACACCGTGATCGTCCAGGGTTCAAAAATCACTGTAGAGATTGTTAATCGTAAATCCAGTTATGTAGCCACCGCCATGAACTGCGCACGCAGACTGCGGAACCTGCCGGGACGAGCATTGATATGAAAATCAAAATGACCGCGCAGCCAGTCCGCGAGGGAATGATTAAGATGTTGTTGGAGAATAGCATGCAAGAAATTAAATTAAGGCCCGTTCTGGTGAATAGGGAATGCGTACAGGCCATGCTGGGTGGGATTTCCCGGACTACCTTCTGGCGAAAACGTCGCGACTGGGAGCAAAACGGAACCCCCTTCCCAGCCCCGGCCCCAGGCACGAACCCAGGGAAAGGTGGTGAACAGTATCGCTATTGCGACGTTATGCGCTTCTTTGCCTCTCAGGGGCTCGTTGAGTCCACGCATGACTGA